ATTCGATACCACGCGCAGCCGTTCGGTTCCGGTGGCTGAATGTTGTTATTAAAATCAGTCGTTACAAAGGCCACGCCGGGCACGTTCCACCTCAACCATGTGGAGAGTCAATGCGTAACCAATAATGTCCACGACCGTATCGGCTTTTGGTTTGTGGACTTGGCGAGCAATTTTCATTCCCACCATGCACAAGGAAACCTGCTCAGCACTCACCGTAGTGTCAAGGATCACCGACCATATCTGTGCAGCACGGTCAAGGTTGTCCAGCGGGTGACCGTACTCGTTTTGCCGTTCACCGTTCACAAGGGAAGCGGCGTAAGCGGCTATGTCCTCTGGGAGCATCGCGCTAGAGGACTTGGATGTCTGTGACACGGGTATCAGGATACATGCAGAAGGTTACCGTGCCTGCCTGCGACACCTCTCCACTTGAAAGTTTCCACCAGTCCGAACCACCATCCATCGCGGGGGCCTGAATCCACACGCACCCGCCCCAATCCGCTAAACGCAAATGATGATAGTGACCTGAGACGAGAACGTCAGCGTCCCCAATCGGTTGCTTCCCCCCGGCCTGTTTCTGCCACCACGTTTTAAGTTTCGTTTCAGGTGTTGCACCTGACCGGGCAATATGCCCGTGAGTAAGCCCCAGAATCCACCCGGCAGACTCAAGGGTCAAGGTTACTGCGTCTATTGGGTACAGGAACTTTATGTGACCGAACGTTTCCGGGTTAGCGTGAAGGATCTCCTCTACCATTTCAACGATAGCGAGATCATCATTATCCTGCAAAGTAGTGAACGATTTACCGTCAGCCCTGTTCTCCCCGTGATTACCGGCAACAGCAGCAACCGTGATTTCGGTGAAGTGTTTCGACCACGCCATAAGTGAATCTAGGAGAAGCCGGCGGGTTACTTTCACCTGATCTCTCCGATCAAGTTCGACGTTAAAAGTTTGTGACGGGTAAAAACCGACACACCCCTCAATGGAATCCCCTGTCCATAGGACGTTTAGTTTCGAGATGCCCCTACCAATACTCCGCAACTCTTTAACCCTGCGTATGACCCCTTCTCGGGCGTTTATGACACGTTCTATGGTTCCCTCAAGTCCGTCCCCGTCATTCTTGCCTATCTGCCAGTCAGCAAGAACCACGTTAAGGACACCCTCACCCCCGAAAACTTTCTGCGAAGGTTTCTGCCTCAACGCTTCCTTAATCAAATGCTCCAGATCAACACCCAAAACCGTGCGGCGAATAACACGTGCCTTGTACTGCCGGTTATTCCCCCCATCCTCCCCGCCCCACGAATTAAAAAGAACAGGCTCCACAACCTCAAAAAGTTCCGGGTCAAGACCCCAATGACGCAGAACATGATCCCAGTCCGGGTTACGTTCACCCGCGATAGTAGAAGTCGTGACGGTTCCCTCGTCACCCTCCCACACAATGCCCGGAATCCATTTTTTACGGCGCGGTGGCTCAGGTTGATTTTGCAGGGCTTTAGTGAACTCGTCTTTCAGGGACACAATTACTCCTGTTGATTAACGGCGCGACACCTTTGACAGGCGATACGCCACGGGGAAGTGACCAGTTCAGCAAGTAGTTTGTTGCAACGCCAACAACGAGGCCGTTCAATCGAAACTGAACCCTTACCGTATTCGTCCATTAACGTTCCGTCACAACAGATAACGTCAAAGTAAACTTAGGGCGACCGTTTTCATCCACCCCAATAGAGTTAATACTCGAATCAGGGGACACGCGGAGGAACCGAACACCCGAAATTGTTTCGTCAGTAATGTCGGTTAAAATGTTTCTGACTTCAACCATTTTGTTGCGTCCAGAAACGTAATCGTTACGACCGGATCGAACCAAAACCTGAACACCGGGACGCTCCAAAGTGGCATCCATGTTGCCTAACGTTTCCAGTGGAGCCACAGTAGAAAACTCGTACAAAGCAACACACAAGTCAGGCTTATCTGGGATCATTCCAAGGAACAAGTCCGTTGCAAGTGTCCCCACGGAAGCGGAAACAAGTTTAGATGCTAACTCTGGAAGCATTACTTCCTCCGAAGGTAACTAATGAATCGTTTCTTGAGGTCATTAACAAAAGTTGTTCTTGCGGCATCAACAGGTATTTTAAGGAAGTGGTAAGACTTTCCGGGTTTGTGCTGAGCCGAAGGATCTTCGTGGACGTACAGGGCGTAGGGTGCGGATGTTCCACCGTAAGTTATTTCTACACTCACCCCGGTAGTTGAACGTTTGGGCTTTTCTACCTTGCCGCTGTCTTTCAATGCACCTAGATCCACAGGAACAATTTTTTTGGATTGATTCAAAACCTCGTTAGCGGTAGCAAACATTGCCTGCTCGAACTCTTTAACAAAACCAAATGAAGCAACCCGGCTTAAAAGTTCGTTGAGTTCTCTTGCCCCGTCCATTTGCACAGACATTTTCATAACCTTTTACCTACGCTAACAACAGTATGATGCCACGCCACCTGATCGTGTGGCTTCTCAACACCAATAATGGTGGGGAGTGATCCGTCTGCGAAAAGTATTTTTGAATCAGTTGTCACATTTACCTGCCCGTACAAGTAAACCTTCCCTGTCTCAACAACCTCACGTCCGTCAGGTGCAACAGTCATTCTTGTTTCCGACACAAGGTGAGCCGGGACGCTCACACTCGCAGAGTAAGACCATTTGCCGTAAGCGTCCATAGTAGAGGCGGCAAAGATCGTTACCGTTTCGGAAAACAATTCTAGGTACGCTGTTTCGATGCTCACGTTTTGTTGTCCATCTGACCCAACACGAAGTCGCTCCCGGAATCCTCGTCAATCTTATCCACCGTTTTAACCAGTGAGTTTGCGTTAACGATAGGTGCGGCGGGGTACAAGTTAAAACGTGCAGTTTCCAGTTGCTGAATAAGGCTCAACAGTTTCCCAGTGGAAGATCCAGTAGAGGAAGCAAGCGACAAGTCCCCAACCTTCTTAGACTCGCTTGACCCATCTGCCACACGCCCTATAAGGGTGCGTACCGCTGCGATAGCGGCTGTGTAACCGTTTTCCCATGTGGTAACTAGGTAATCAAGTTCCGTGTCCTGAAACAACGGCTCAGCCGCATTAGTGTCCGTAATGAGGAACCGCACCAGATCACGAGTAGACGACCCCGGATCGCCTGAATATGTGAAAGCCATAACATCCTCCTCCAGTTTATTGTAGTCCAGAAATGACTAACGGGATCATCCCTTAAATCAAGGATGATCCCGCTGTCGTTCGCGGATTTAATTAAGCAACAACTGTTTGCCAGAAGTACCCAAGATCAGCGGCAACAACTTTGTTATCAAAAGCGAGTTCCGCTTCGATACGAGTTGCGCGAAGTGAATCCAAACGGAACGAGGAGGTTCCGATTGTTGCACCGAGTCCACCCGAAACACCAGTCCACTGCATGATGTAACCAGCGGAAGGAGTCAACAGGCCGGGAGCCGGGGCAACGTGGGCGAGAAGCGCACTTTTCCCGGTAGTGAAAGCGTAAGTGCCAGCAGCACCTTCAGCGTTCGTGGCTTTGATTGACTTCGATACCAGTACACGCTCAATGTCAAACATGCGAGCCAGCATGTCTTCAGTGATCGTTTGTGACGATGTGTACTTGATCCGGTCAACGAGATCAGGATGGTTCTTCAGTTGACGGAAAACGTCGTAACCGAGAACCAGCGTGTTCGCTGAAAGGCCAGTAACAGAAAGGATATCTGCTTTGGCTTCTTCAATGTCGTTAATCGGGTCAGAGTCTGTGTAGTCACTCCACTGGCGAACCTGCCCAGTGGAAGGAGAACCGGAAACACCTGTCGCCGTGTTACCCCACACCCCGCCAGTCATAAAGTCACTGACGAATTGGATCTCACGACGGGTCAGGAGCCGTTGGGTAACGAACTCTGCCGCTTCACGATCAACGTTGATAGGTGCGTCAGCGTTAGCGCGAGTCTGGTCACCAATGTCCTTATGGATCGCGTACACATCAGCGTAATAGGTTGCTGTACTGATGTTGTACCCGGAACCCACGGACTCAGTGCCGTCAGTGCGAACCTGTGCTTCATCACGAAGCCAATCGTTTTTGTCGTACACGAAATACTTGTCGGACTGCTTATCTACCGGGACGATAGGGAACACCTTGTCCGCGATAAAGTTTTCAGCCTTCTGCATGTAGGCGACTGACACGTTGGTCAGGATCGCGTCAACATGTACCTGTGAGCCGGTTGGTTGTGGCATTTCTATTCCTCCTAGAGTCCGCGACCGGGTGCGGCGCAGTTGATGACGGCTGAAACAATGGAACCCGAAGCGGCAACTTCAATGAAAGCACCGACAACGAAAGCCGCTGAACCAGTTGTGCCGTAAGCGAGAGTGACACCAACGGCTGAACCGTTAGAGAACAGTGGCTGCCCTGCGGATGCGGAGCCTCCAGCCTTCACTTTGGTTCCACCAACAATGGTTACCTCAGCGGCTTGACCACTCGTAGGCGCGTTTTGTAGGACTCCAACGGGACGGTCGGTTGCGCCACTAACAGCAACAACGTTTCCGGTTCCATTGTCAACCTTCACAAACTTGAATTGAGCAGCGGAAAGATCCTCACCGGCGGTAAAGGTTGTCTTGACCGCTGCGTTAGAAAATTCGTAAGCCATGATTAGGCTCCCTTCTCAATCAGGTAGTCGTTATAGAGTGCAGGGTTTTCGGTTGCAACTTGAGCGTAAGCCTGCTCAATGGTTGCGAACTTGCCCTCTGCTACCGCTGCTTTAGCGAGGGAAGATATTTTGTCAATAGCGTCACCTTTAGCGGTGAAGCCTTTACCGACCTCGGAGAAAATGTCAGCCGATTCGTTTTGTGCGTCCGCTGCTGCGAGCGCATCCTCAATGCTCTTTGCCAGATCCGAGTCAATACCGGCCAGCCGACGAAGGGCAGGGCCAATCTTGTCAGGGGCAACAGACAGGTGGCTGTAAGCGGCTTTCGCTTTCGTGGTGGCTTCCGCATCAGCGTACGTTTCCCGTTCGACAGCGAGTGCCTTTTCAGCAACGGCCTTATCACGAGCCATTTTGACGATAGCGGTACGAACGTCAGGACTGGAGGACTTTGCGAGTGCAAGCATCTCCTTGTCCAACATTTCTTCACCATCCATCGCTGCTACTTCTTCCATGTCAGGCTCTCCCATAGCAGATTCCATTTCAGCGATCCGGGCTTCCAGTTCAGTGATACGGGCCATAGCGACCATCAAGTCTTCTTCGGCGTCTTTAACTTCGTCTTCCATTTTTTCTTCCAGCACATCTTCTGCCTTCAGTTCTTCCACGACCTCCGTGGTTTCTTCCATTAGTGCCTCCATAGGTTCCGGCAGGTTACGTTGAACGTCTGCCACGGTTTCCGGGTTAGCGGCCTTCATTACGAGCCACCCCTCATGCAAGTGGGCAGGGTGATCCACGCCGGATGTTTCCTCAATAACCAGTTCAGTCATTTTTGGGGCTTTGCGCGGCACGGACACCTCCAACTCGTAGTGTCCTAATCGTACACTGATTTCGCCGGGCATAAAAAAACCACCCGGAGGAGCGTAAGGGGTGCGCTCAACTCCGGGTGGGGTCTAGGTGGTTAGTGTACTAGAGGAACACGCTAACTCATTTTTGTGACTGCTCAAGTAGCGTGGTGAACTCCAGCATGGTTGCGTGACTTATTGGTTCATGCGTGTACGGGTTTACGAGTTGCTGCTTCACCCGGCTCCAGCCCACGACGGGTTTCCCGTAACTGTACGCCACCATAACTCTACCGTTGCTTTTGATAAACACGTTCATCAAATGCCTACTTCACTTGATAGTTCTTCTATGATGGTGTCTTGCACTCTTGACCATGAAACAATAAGTCCCGAAGTCTCCACTAACTCTTGAGCCACCGAAACCACGTCATCGAAGTGACTTACTTCGCAGGTGACGTGGATTACCGCGTATTCAAACACGAAATCAACATTGAAACTTAACATTATGCCTCCTCTGTCCGGTAGTTGCAGTCAATAGACTGTATGAGTCTCATGTGATCGTTGGTGTCAT